AAAAGGATGAGTGACCTTTCAAAACACTTGTTTCCTTGCGTTTCCTCCCCATGTTGCATGGGCGATGAGGAAATCAAGCAACTGCACACACGATATCTTGGAGGCACGGACGCCCCCGTTCCCTCGCAGTTCAGCGAGAACGTCAAGAGATCGTTCCAATCCATGCCCGTCATTGATCCGGTGGCACCGATCGATGATAGCATGAACGGCCACTCCCACCCGGTGGCCGCCCATGTTCGTCGGCAAATTTTGCACAACATCTTCGACGTGGTTGCCAGAGCCGGTGCCAGCCCGTTCAAGATAAACATCAACGATCGTGACCGCCGCATTGGGTACAAACGTGGCAGTGTCCTGTACGACCGCTACAAGGACGTCAAGAACGCCCCATGCAGTGACCGGCCCCGCAAGGCAGAGGTCGTCGTCCTCCACGATTGCTACACCTACGATCTGGAGTCGCACCTCCTGCACGATCCGCGCATCTACATCATCTCCACCTTCCAGCCCCGGCGCATGGGCTCGGCCAACACAGAGGAAAACTACCGCTTCCACTTCAATGACGGCAACTTGGTCATGCACGTCAATGGAGGCGGTGGGGGTTCTCACGACACCAAGTCCGGCTACGTCGACAAGATTCCTGAGTTCATCGGGGACCATGTCTACGTCAGAAAAGTGTCCCTCTGTGGCCTCAAACGCCGCACCGTCATCTACAGCGTCGAGCGCAAACAAGTCAGCACAAACAACGCTGTCTTTCTGCTCACACCCATCAAGATCTACAAGGGCTGCAAATCACGCATCGCCGACCTCCTGGAGTCATGCAACAAGTTCCGCTTCTTCGACCCGAGGGACCGCACGTCTGATGGCACTTTCAACGTCGCGCAGATCCAACTCACGGGCTTCGAAAAGAACTACCTCACCTCTGCCGCACAAGCCACCTACAAGAAGAAGGGCCATGGCGAAAACGGCATCAAGTGTGATACTGTTCTCATTAGTATCGCCCGCGAAGGCGAGGAACTGTGCGCCACAGTGCCGCTCACGATGTACCAAGGCCTCCTCAACTACGCCAAGGTGTCAGCGAGCTCCAACGGCATCACCATCGTCACCACCCGCAACGCAACACAGGCTTACTGCTCGCCAGCAGAAGCCGACCTCCTCACGGCCTACCTCCGCGCGCAACCCGGGGTCACCAAGTCCGTGCTCTACATCGTCCCCACCCCGGGAGAGTACCCCAAACCCTCGCCGGTCTACGACACCCTCTACGACCACGTCAACGATGTCAAACCGATCGTGAAGATGATCGACTTCATGCCGCCACTCCTCCGTGAACACGACTACGTTGCGTCCCAGTCCGATGACATGCACCACACCGGCATCAAACGCCGCCTCATCGAGCCGCGTGAGACTGGTGATGACATCCGCAGTAAGGCGTCTGCCATGCTGCGCGAAGTGGGCATCCAGCCCTGGCGTGTCGCCCAGGCAGCCAAAGAGTTCCATGAGCTCGAGCTTCGCCGCGTCCGCGAGTACTATGGCCTCAAGGCCGATGAATACTTTGAGCCTCTCGATGAAGACACCACTATCAAACAGGCCAAGACGCCCGCGCAAGCTCGCAAGTACCGCGAGGGCTTCTCGTACGGCCCTGGCGATGGTCTCGAAACTGACAGGAGCATGCTCAAGGCCGAGGCGCAGTCATTTGGCCACCCGCGCATCATCGTGCCCACCAACGCCACCTACGCCGCCAAGTACGCCCAATACGTGGTGGCTATGAAGACGTACCAAGGCGCCGCTCTCGGCGACAGGCGCCACGGCTCGGTCGTTGGATGCCAACCTGCTGAGATCGCCGAGCGTCTCGCGGCTCTGGCGTCACGCCCGGCCCTCGCTGAGCCCGCGCACGACCCCATCGAAGGCGAAGGCATGTACAACATCGACTACGAGAAAATGGACGGTCGTGTAGATGCGTTTCAGACCCAGGACGCGATTGAAAAGCAGATTGCCTACTTCGGCCCGAAACACGAGGCCACCATCAGGAAGTGCGCAGCCAACACGACCAACACGTGCATCATCGCTGCAACAGCACTCGTGAACACGGGCACTGCCCAGCGCTCAGGGCGTGGCGACACCTCTGAATCCCAGACCGACCGCGGCATCAAAGACGAGTTCGCATACTGGCGCTGCGTCCCGGCCGGTGTCAGCATCTCCGGGCGCCCGATCTACCTCACGCCGGAACAGGCGTGGGAGAAGATCGGTCTCAATATGGGCGACGACAAAGCCACCCGCCTCCGCAAAATCAAGGCATTCGAGGCTATTTGCGCCTACTTTGGCCACAGCGTCAAGCACGAGTACGTCCCCACTGACGCGGAGCTCAACGGCGCTCCGCGACGGACCTACGTCACCTTCAT